GGTCTTCAATCAGGCACGGCGGCGCGGGGATGTTCATGAGCGCGACGTCGTCGTAGATGCGCAGTTTCGGCGCGGCAACTCGCGGTCCCTCCTTACCCGCGGCCCTCGGCTCCGCTGCGGCTGCTGGCGGCGGCGGGAGATGGTCCTCGCACGCCTCACGGCCGCAGATCGGGCAGGGAATCGGATCCTCGGCGACCCAGGCGTCGGCCGCCGTCATCGCAACGCTCCGATCGGCTCGGTGCCATACCGCTCGGCGTGAGCGACCTTCCGCGCGACCCACTCGCGCGTCCAGCCCGCTCGGCCGCCAGCCCACTCCCACAGCAGGTCCTCGGCATCGGCCGCGCAGAGCCCGAAGCCGCGCACGAGCCGACACGCAGCGTAGAGCGTCTGTGCGTCACTGCCGTGCCCGATCTCCGGTCTGGGAATGGCCGCGAGATAGGCGCGGGCCCGGGCGACCGGCTCACTCGTGGGACGCGGTGTCGTCGTGCGTGTCGTCGCCCGCTGCGGGCGAGCCAGCCAGCCGGGCCAGAACACCGGCACCTGCTGGCGTGGCGCGCTCCAGTCCCCGGCCTCTCGATATGTCGCGCCGGACGCATGGAGAGAGCCCGGTGCAATCACGAACCCGCCCTCGCCGCGGACGTCAATCGCCAGCCGGCCCTCCGGCGTCTCGAGACGCGCGCGATTAGGAACCCGGACGTCAGGAGAGCGATACCAGAGATGAAACCCGCGCGACGTCTGCGTCTGCCAGGGCGTGTACGGCAACCGCCGCACGAGCCAGCGCAACGCCTCTGGTGCGTCGGCATCGATCACGACGACGCCGGAGATCGCGCCAGTGACCACCGCGAGGTTCATCGGTGCGGCGCCGAACCACTCGTCAATCTCCTCCGCGGTCGGGAGGCGCGTCTGGTACTCACGCCACGGGAGCGCGGGCACTTTGCCATCGCCTGGCATTCCCGGCGGCACGCCGGGGCGTGGCCGCGGCACCGGGATCACGCTGAGCCCGAGTCCGAGCAGGCGGCGAGCGATCTGCAGCGATGATGGGTTAGTCACGATCCGCCTCGGCGAGTTCGATGAGGTGCTGGAGGTGCACGGCGCCACGATCGCGCTCAGAGACCTGGACGCGGAGTCGCTCGACAGCGGCGTCCACATCGCGCCGGGCATCGTCGACGGCGCTGTCGAGATCGATCAGGGCGTCGCGCTGGCGCTCGATCGTGCGGCGGACGTCGGCGCGGGTGGGCATCAGCCGACCCGCTCACGACGGCGCTCAGCCACGCGGAGCACGTCTTCCTTGCGATAGAGGCGCCCGCCTCTTAAGGTGCGCGCGACGGGTATCAGCACACCGCGCTCGGTCATACGACGCACCGCCGCCGCTGTGACGCCGATCTCGCGGCCGCAATCGGCAGGCTCGTAGTACGTCTCAATCGGGGGGGTGTGATGCATGCTACACATACCCCTTCAGGGCGAAATTTCGGCAGAGTTGTGTTGTTCGGTCGTTGGGAAAATCGTCTATGTCGCTGTGGCTACGAGAGAAGGAGTTTTTTTGCGGAAGGCGTTTCGAAGGCGTTGAAATTTCGCCGCCTCTTACGCGTCGAAGGAAGGGCCACAGCGGACCCCGAACGAAGCTCGGTACTCGCCGTCGACAAACGGCAGTGGGTCATTCGTCGTTGAATAGCGCCGACGCAGGACCTTTCGTATCTCCTGGATGCGCTTTTCGACGTGCGACCAGTTGCCCCGGCCGCCTGGGAGTTCGCGAAGACGGCCGTCGCGTTCCGCGAGCATACGCAAGATTTCCCACGCCTTAGTCGGCTTCCCATTCCTTCGATTGCTGAAGCCGAATTCAGCGTAGTTCAGCGTCTCGGTGCCTCCGTTAGTGACTGTGATCTGCACGCGATGATCGCTGAGGAACACGATTTCGATCGTGCTCCAATTCAAACTCAGCGCGGGCGCTCGCGACAAGTCGCACACTTCGCTGAAGAGCGGAAGGCGCGGCACGTTGGGATAGCGCGCGACAGCGAACCAGCGGCGCACACCATCGCAGAACGCCTGCAGTGCCCCATCGGGGCTATTGAGATGCGCGCTATACCAATGGCGCTCCCACCAGCCAGTGATGACCACCAGTTCGCGCCTTTCCATCAGTTCGGCACAGCGCAATGGGCGATCCTGGCGCCGGGCGAGCACGCGTTCCCATTCCTCGTGATTCGAGGCCGAGAAGGGTTGGCCGTCTGGGTCGGCCCTCAGTTCATCAGAGAGCTGGGCATCACCGTGCTGCTGCTCAGGGTTGGCTGCCGGAGAGACGCCACCCTCGATATCGGCGGCGCGCTCGTTCGAGTTGTCCTGCTCGCCGCCCACAGTGGCCTCGGTGGAGAGAGAGGCCGGCGGGCACGGCGTGCGAGAATGCAGCAGGCTCGTCGGCAGGTTAGCGCTGCCTTCGTGTTCTGGACCGCGAGGCGGGGTGACGCCGCTTCGCGGTCCGATCGTCGAGTCAGACTCTCCTACGGGCCTTTTCTCCGCGATTCATCCTTTCGCCCCTGCGTAGAATTTGATCGCGTCGACCAACACCCGCCACTGTTGCCGCTGCTCGCGCGCGGCCGTGCGTTCGAGGAGATCGTGCACGTCTGGCGGCAGCCGCACAGTCGTCTGCGGATACTCGCTCATTTTCTCGCCTGGCTTGAGGCCCGTCGTCCCACGCGTCTTTCGCGGCGTGGGCCGGCGGGCTTTGCGCTTTGCCATACGCGACGGATTATACACGAGGAAGTTGATAGCAGGAGCGTTATTGCAGCTGGCACTTGACATCAAGTTTATCGGGAGCTTACACTACCGGCGTAAGTAGAAGCGGGCCGCCACCGTGTTAGTAGCACGACGACGGCCCTGACCCGTCAATCAGGTATGAGCTGGTCGAGCGGGCTGCCCGCATTTTAACGGGAGCCTCGCCGCCCGGCGCGCACGTCAGACGACGTGCCGAAAGGCTCCGATGTCGAAGACATCCCGCACGCGAGTTCTCCCGGAAAAGGCCGCCAAGGCAGCAAGCAGGAAGCGAAAAAAACCCCACAAGCCGGCACCGTGGATGACCCTTGAAGATCGCGTCAACTGGGTCAGGCACAACCTCGTGTTGATTCAGGCAGCCAGCCAGGGCGTCGACGCCGCGGACCCCCAGGAAGTGATGGACGCGATCCATACGGCCGCCGCGGACGCCCTCCATCTCCTGACTCCGCTGGCCCAGGCGCCGGCTTCGATCGCGAACTGGCGCGCTCCGGAATCTGACGACAAGCCGCGATCCGGCGGTGCGCGATGAGCGCGAAGCTCTCCGTTGCTCAACGCCGCGCGGCGAAAGCTCGGCGCGCCCTCCGACGCTCCAAGCCGGACATGGCACACCGACTCGCGAGCGAGGTCCTCGGGTTCTTTCGGGCCGATCGCACGGACGACTTGGTCGCCGTCTGCTCGGTGCTGCTCCGGAAGCTTCGACAGATTCAGCGGACGCGATCGGGCGGTGCGCGATGAGCGCGCCACACCTCGCCACACCGAACGAAGCGGAGCGGATCGCGGCTCGTGGAGCGGCGTCGTTCGCGACCGCGTTTGCCGATCGGTTGGTCCGCGTCCATACCCCGCTGGTGAGCCGCGTCGACGCGTTGGACTGGCCGGCGTTGCCGCCAGCCACGCGGGCCGCGCTGCAGGCGTCCAGGGCGCGGTTCGACGCGTTCGAGCGCCGGCAGCGCCTCACCACGACAGCCGACGTGATGGCCTTGTGTCGAGAGGCCGACGCGATCCTGAGCGAGCTCACGCGGACGCTGGACGGGACGGTTCCGGTCGTGACCGCCCCGTGCGGTTGTCTGGTTCTTGACGACGAGTGGTGCCGCACGTGTGGTGGCTGTCGTCCTCGTGGCGACGAGTGGGCGGGCTGCTGCCGCTGCGGCGTGGTCACGCCGGACGCGACGGACGGAGGCCAAGCGTGAGGGCCGGCATCTACGCTCGCGTGAGCACGTTCGATCAAGAACCGGAGAACCAACTCGCGGAGGTCCGGCGCTACACCGCCGCGCGGGGTTGGACAGCCGTGGAGTACGTTGACCGCGGCGTGTCCGGCGCGAAGGATCGCCGCCCGGCGCTCGACGACCTGCTCCGGGACGCACGACGCAGGAGGTTCGATGTGCTCGTCGTCTGGCGGCTGGATCGCCTCGGCCGCAACCTCCGGCACTTGATCACGCTGCTCGAAGAACTGCAGGCGCTCGGCATCGCGTTCGTGTCCCTCAACGAAGGCATCGACGCGACGACGCCGGCCGGCAAGCTGCAGATGCACATTCTCGGGGCCATCGCGGAGTTCGAACGCGCTCGCATCGCCGAACGCGTGAAGGCCGGGCTGCAGCGCGCCAGGGCGCAGGGCAAACGCCTCGGGAGACCGCGCAAGGCACCGCTGACGATCGTCGTTCCTGGCGGCTCTGTGCGCGAAGCGGCGCGCATGTGGGGCGTGTCGAAGTCGACGGCCGCTCGGTGGATCGCCGCGGGCCGTCTCCCGACGTCGGGACAATCGTTGTCAGCGGCGTAGCGACTTTCGCCGCGGTTCTGTTGCCCCGCCTGACGCCGAGGTTGGGCGGGACAATCAGATGTTTGCGGGACGAACGACGTCTTACGTGAGAGACAGAAGGCCCGTTCTGATTTGAACCGACCCAAACTTGTGACACGCTAGAGCCCGCTGAATTCAGACAAATTTCGTCTAGGAAACTTTGCAAGTGGTCAACGAGCCATGAGCGACGGGAGCCCGGATACACCAGCCGCCGAAGCAACAGGACAAACGCCTGGCGCCGCTGCGCCCATTGCGGTAGCAATAACGGAACCGACGCCTGCCAGCGGCAGGCGTCAAGCGCTTCGCGACCTCCGCCGCCAACTGTCCGACGAAGACCTCGCCAGTTCGGGTGCTCAGAAGTTACTCCTCGATGCCCTTGAGCGAGCCGACGGTGAGTGTGAGGAGATGAAATCCTACGTCACGAGATTTCACGAAGCCGATAAGCGCGCCGCTGTGCTTCAAGAGAGGCTGCACACGCAGACTGCAATGGAGGTCATGTTCGGAGTGGGCGTCGGGGCTGGTTCGGCAATGGTCGGGCTTGCCCCCGTATTCTGGAATACTCCGCCGCGCGGTCAACTCGTGCTCGGTGTCGGCCTGGTGCTGCTCATCGGTGCAACTGTCGGGAGAGTCATCAAGCGATGAGACTCCAAGTCATCCGCATCGCGGACCGCGGTGTCCCGAACCAGGAGCGCCTGCACCTATCAGTAATTCAGGACGCGACGCTCGCGAGCTACGTCGTCCTCCTGTCGCGGTATCCGACTCCGACCGGCGTCACAAGCGGAAACCTTCCGGCATTCTGGTTTCCGACAACACTGGTTCGCGCCGGAGACCAAATCGTTCTGTTCAGTGGTTCCGGCAACGCGAGCACCGTAAAAAATGCGAACGGCTCGACGACCTACTTTTTTCATTGGGGCCTGAAATCGACGGTGTGGAACCAATCAGCGGATTGCGCAGTCGTCATTGAAGCAGCCGACTGGGCTGCATCACCACAAGGCGGCTGAGCCTCTGGCAGACATCTAGCCGGCCTTCGGCCTTCGGCGCTTCCCCGCGGGCTGAATACCAGCCTTCGCCATGACAGGCGCGAGAATCGGCAGAGTCGGTTGTTCAGGAAGCGCCGGCTTCACCTTCGGCGCGCGTCTGTGGGTAACGCTCGTCTGTCGTACGGGCGGAATATCCAACCGCTTGCCGGCCAGGAGCTCGCCGACGGTGACGATCTGAAGGCGCGGATGCTGGCCCCACGGCGACTTGTAGAACCCGGCCGACGCCGCTTCCGTCCGCATCGCCTTCGTCGGCTCGTCCAGAGCCAGCATGACGCCGATGGCGGCCTTTTCGCGCTCGATCACGCCGCGAAGATCGCGCACGTAAGGCGCGTGGAGCTTGCCAGCCTTCACTGACAAGATGACCTGTTTGGTCGCGTTGCCGGCATCGCCTTCGTGGAAATAGATCCGGCCATCAATGCCTTGGTCGGCGCCTTTCTTTCCTTCTGCTGGTCGAGCGCCCACCAAGCCGAGCGCCCACCATTGGAACTGGTAGGGATCAGACGCAGCCAGTGTTTCGGCGTCTGCCACCGACACGGGCTCGCCGATGACTTCGTAGGTCTGTTCGATGTCGTCGCCGTAGGCGTCGCGGAGGCGGTGCCGAATGAGGCCAATGGCTAGGTTCGTGATGTCGATGCCGATCCATTGTCGGTTGAGTTTCTGCGCGGCAGCGACGGTCGTGCCACATCCACAGAACGCGTCGAGCACCACGTCACCTTCATTGCTACTCGACGTGATGATCCGCTCCAACAGTGCGATCGGTTTCTGTGTCGGGTAGCCGAGTCGTTCCGGGCTCGTACCGCCGATGACATTCAGGTCGCTCCACACGTCGGGAATTGGAACGCCCGGCATTTCGTCCAGATAATTCTTCAACCGGAGGCGCCCGGCGAGTTTCTTCGGATAGTGCAGCCCCCCGCCCGCATCGAGTGCGGTCATTCGCTCTTTCGTATATTTCCATCCATTCGTCGGCGACGCGTACGTCCTGCCGTTTTTGGCTTTGAAGGGATACATCAGGTTTGGGCGTGTTGCCGGATTGTTCAGATTCTGCTCGGCCCATCGACGACCATCCGGGTCTTTGAATCGGAATCGTTCCTCGATGTAGGCCGGGGTGTACGGCTCGAATTGCCGATTGAAGACTACCTGGTCTGAGCGTCCGTAAAACAAAATGACATCGTGAACAGCCCCATACCGCATGGAATTGCTGTGGGCACCGTATCGCTTCCAGATTATTTCGCTGCTGAACTGCGCTGGACCAAAGACGGCGTCCATCAACATCTTGAGGTAGTGACTTGCCGTGGGATCGCAATGTAGGTAGATGCTGCCGGTTGGCTTCAGGACGCGGCGGAGTTCACCAAGCCGTGGAGCCATCATGGCGAGGTAGGCGAGCATGTCCGTATCGCCAAGCAGCGTTCGAAACGCTTGCATCGCCTGCGAGACGCGCCCGCCGGTCTCGACGAGCTCCTGGTAGGCGCGCGCAGCGCCTTCGTCCCACCGCCACGTGTCCTCGAAGGCTTGAATTTGCGCGGCGGCTTGCGTGCCGTCTCGCTCTTTGAACAGGACGTTGTAATTGGCGTTCGAGTTGAAGGGGGGATCGAGGTACACGAGGTCGACACTCTCGCTCGCCACGTGCTGGCGCAGCACGTCGAGGTTGTCGCCGTAGAACAGCCTGTTCGGCGGGGTGATCAACCTGTCATCGTGGCACGACCGATGATGAACCCCACCACGAAGCGAAAAGCGAAGCGTGCGCTATCTCTGCACGCGTGTGCGCACACCTCGTAACGCCCGACTCAAGCGTCTCTGCCGACAGCAAGCCGCGCCGCCCTCTGCTCGTCGAACTGCTGCCGCGGCTTATGGACGGTGTTGACCTCGAGGCGCTGCACCAGCCCGTCGTGGTAATGAATGACCATCTGGCCCGAGCGGATGCGCTGACCGAGTCGTTCGAGGATCTGGTCGGCGAGGTCCTGCACGTCGGCGCGGCTCACCGCCATCAGACCACGTCCTCGATGCGTCGGCGTGACGCGTCAGGCACGCCGGCCAGGAGCCGTTGCCTGAGCGCGAGCGCGCGGTGTGCACGGTGCTGGCGGTCGCGAGACGTCGTGCGGCGGATGAGGCCGACGAAGTAGGCGATTTCCGTCTGCAACTGGTCCGCGGTCTTGCGGTCGCGCATCAGGTCCTCCCGTCCCTGAACGCTGCAGTCAGGCGCTTCGGCTCGACCTTACTGAGTTGGTAGAGCGTGCCCCACGACGGCGGCAAATTCCGCGAATTAGCGGAATTTGAAAGCTGCGGATGTGTGGCAACTTTCATCAACCGTTCCGCCGCATCCTGCCCGAACGGCACGAGGTCATCAGCGAACAGCCGTCCCCATTCCCCATGCGGCAGTTCCGCCTTGGCCTTTACGAGCAACCGCCCGACGTCGATGATCGATTCGACCGTCTTCCCGATCTGTGTGCGGATGCGGTCCGCCCACTGTTCGGCACGCGGGAGTCTCGTGAGCTTGCCTTTCATCGGTCACCCGCGTTGCGCAATCTCGCGCTCGACCGCTGCATCGAGCGCCTGCTCGTACTCCTCCATCGTGAGGATGCCTTTCTTCACGAGGAGTTTCAGGAGCACTGTGAAATTGTCCGCACGTTCGACATTGTCGTCTGCCATGTGAAGTCCTACTTGGTTGTTTGTCACCGCACGGGTAACTGCTCGCTATACCTACCGACTCTTTCGACGCGCCTGCTTGAGCGCGGTCTTGATGGCCGCCCGCGCCGCCTTCTGGTATTGCCGGTCTGTGATCGCCCGGTGTGAGAGGAGATAGGCCACGATCAACCACGCGACCGTTCCACGCTGCTCGCTATCGAACGAGGACTGTGGCCGCATTTACCGCACCGGCACCTGCTCGCGATAGAACGTCACGCCTGGCACTTTCCCCGCGCCTTTCATCGCTTTGGCGTAGGCCGTCAACTTGCGCGGGTCCACCGAGAGAAACTCTCTGGGGACCAACTGCAACGCGCGCGCTTCGTCGGTCGTGAACCGCCACCTGTACTCCGTGCGGAACTTCAAGCCCGCCACCTGCTTGGTCTGGTCCGCCAGGACCAGCACCGGCATCGGCGCCGCAATCGCTTCCTCCATGACCGCTGCCGCCATCGTATGGTCGCCGGCCCGTTCGAGGGCCGCGGCTTCGGCCGCCGCCAGCGCCTCGGCCTCCTGGCGGGCCTGCTCGGCGAGTTCGCGCTCGCGGACGGCGCGCAGTCGGTCCTGCTCGGCTTTGTAGTCACTGAGGGCGACGCGCTTCACCCCGTCGACTCGTCGGAGTGGGGTGAGGATGTCGTGCTCGCGGGTGCAGAGCGCTTTGTGGAGGTCGTACGCCAGTTTTTTGAGCGGCGCGAAGAACGCTTCTACTCGGGCGATCGCCTCGCCGAGGGCCTGGCGGTCGTCCACCGCGTGCTGCGCGCCGGCCTGATCGGTGATGCGCTGGTCCCCGTCGAGGCGGAGCACCAGGGCGTGTGTCGTGCTCGCTAATTCCCCGCCGACCTGCTTCGCGGTGTCAGGCTGGTTGAAGTCGAGAATCTTGGCCGTGGCTGGGGGTCATGGCTTGTCCATCTCCATCCACTTCCGGAGGTCACCGGCAGAGCGATACCCCGGTGCGTTCCACCGTTGCAGCGGATCGCCGCATGTATATTGCCGGACGGAGTTCCCTCAATGGCAACGAACTCCAGGCGTCTCGGGCGGCAGCGCGAAAGCGGGACAGTCCGGCGCGTCGCTCGGCGGGTCCTCCCTGAACAAGCCCTGATGCCGGCCGAGAAGCTCCAGCGCCTGCACCTTGCTCCACAACTTGATTTTGTAGACGAACTCCTGCTTCCCGTCCCCGCTCGTCAGGTTCCGCTTCACGACTTCGATCGATGCGATGCACGCGGCCAAGTCGTCGGGTAGGGAATGGATCGGGAGCAGATTCCCATCCGCGCCGTAGAACTTGCGGATGTCCGAGTGACCGAGGCACGCGATCGCGCGCACGGTCGAGTCCGCGGTGATCTGGGTCCGGGCTTGCCGCTCTTTGTAGCCGACCTCGAGCGCCGCCTGAACGTTAAGTCTGGTTAAGATCTGCGACGCTTGGACCTTGGCCGTCTTCGGCGAATAGCCGGCGCGGATCGCCGCCGCTTCGCCCTTCAGGTCGACGAGGTACTCCTCGACGAACCGGCGCTCGCGGGCGCGGAGGGGCGTGTCGCTTGAGACGAGCTGCGGAAATCGGTGCGGGCGGGGGCGCCTGGCGGGTTTCGCAATCTCCGGCATCGGGGTCAGTGTGTCACGACATCACGAGGCAGCACCAGCCGTCGCGTGATCGTCGCCAGCAGGCTCCGGTGCTGACTGGCGCTGACTGGCTGGACCCCCGCGTCAGGTCAGGGTCGGCGGCTGGTCGTCGTGGCTGCTCATCTCGCACTCGGATGTCAGACCGCCGTCTGCTGCCCCGATGGCGCGGGGCTGCGGCGTTTCCGACGCCGGCTGATCCAGCCGCTCCAGGAGCACGCACACCAGCGAGGACCAGCCTTGAGGACGAAGGG